AAGGACTGGGACAGTAAAGGCGTACCGGGCGCAGAATACTTCCGGGAGCTTGAAAGGGTATCTGAAAATCAGATTATCTGGGGCGGCAATTATTTTGTGAAGCACTTAAAAGCAGGGCATAAAGGCTGGATAATCTGGGATAAAGGGCAGCGGGGCTTGTCAATGTCAGATTGTGAAATTGCCTACACGTCGTTTGACTGCCCGACAAGGATTGTCACATTTAACCGGGTGGAACTTCTGAAAGAAGGGACGATTCACCCGACGCAGAAGCCAGCGAAGCTGTATGAATGGATATTGACAAATGGCTATGCAAAGCGGGGCGACAGGATAATTGACACACACGCCGGGAGCGGCGCAAGCTGCGTGGCTTGTCACAATCTGCGGTTTGACTGGCTGGCGTTTGAGATTGACCCGGAATATTTCACAATGGCTGACAAGCGGATAAAGGCAGAGCAAGCGCAGCTTTCAATATTTGATTTCATGGGAGGTGGCAAAGCTGGGAAAAGTCAAAATGACGGATGAAGATACATGGGCGGTGATGAAATTGCAGTTGGGAGGTGCGGCGATTGGGTAACAATCTGCTTTATGTATGCAGCCCGTACCGGGGAGAAATCCGGCGCAACAAGGAATATGCAAGGGAACTGACCAGAGCGGCTATAAACAGCGGATTTGCGCCCGTGACAGTGCATTTGTACTTGACGGAGGTTTTAGATGATAACAAGCCGCAGGAGCGCAGCCGGGGCATGGCAGCAGGGCAGGACATATTGAAACGGTGCGCCTATATTCTTCTGGGTGAGAAGTACGGAATATCAGAGGGAATGAAAGAGGAAATCACGCTGGCGGCACTGAAAGGGCTGACAATGCTATATGAGAAAGACGGCACTTTGTATTATGCCGGGACGCAAAAGGAAGCAATATCAATTTGACAATAAACCAGATACAACACAAGGAGGAAGAAACAATGAAACATGAAAACGTGGTACTTTTCGACAATGCGGGGCTGCCGTCAATCATGGTGAAGTTTACCCCGGAAGCAGGGAAGCCGCTTGACCCGGTTTTTATGGTCTGCGGCAGGAGGGCAAAGGCAATCTATATTTCAAAGTATGAAAATGCGCTGGTCAAGGGCGTTCCGTGTTCCATCCCGTATGCGCAAGCCAAAAACTGCATTGACTTTGACACAGCAAGCGCACTTTGCCGCAGCAAGGGTCCCGGATGGCATTTAATGACAAATGCGGAATGGGTGTATTTGCTGAATGAGAGCATAGAGGGCGGGACGCTTCCGCACGGCAACACGGCTTCCGGGTCATATTACTGGGATAAGTCGGAGAGCGGCGAAAAGTACGATTACGGGCATACGCTGACGGGCAGCGGACCGGTCACATGGACACATACCCACACGCCGGACGGCGTTTGCGATTTATGCGGGGACAACTGGGAAATGGTTGCAGGGCTGCGGCTGGTAAAAGGTGCGATTGAGTACATAAAGGACAATGACGCAGCAGTTGCGGACCTGTCCCCGGATAGCGAAGCATGGCAGAGGGCGCAGACGGCAGCAGGGGAAACAATCTATCTGGACGCAGAAAGCGACATTAAAGTGACAACGGAAGCCCCGGAAGACTGCTGGGACGGCTGCCGCTTCAAGGAAATGGAAATTGCGCTGGATGAAGTGCCGGAAATCCTGCGGCAGCTGGGCATTGTTCCGCAGAACATGGAGGAAGAAGCGGCGTACATATACGCAGACAGCGGGGAGAAAGAAGCCGTGCCGTTCCGGGGGTCCAGTTTCCGCGGCGCTTCCGGCGGCGGTCTGGGGGCGTTGTACTTGTGCTACCCCCGTTCCTACGTCAGCCTCCATGTTGGCTTCCGTTCCGCTTATGTGGAATTTGAAACACTGGAAACTGAAAACTGATGAACTGAAAGGGCGTGCGGAAGCACGCCCACCAGATAAGGGGTGGAAAGGATGTTTTACAGCGGTTATTTCTGCGACAAATGCGGGACGGCTATTGAATACAGACGGGAAAATAAAGAATGGCTTCCGTCAAAAGTGTATCTGGTAGAGTACGCAAGGAAAGCGGGATGGAGCGTGGGAAAGAAAATCCTATGCCCTAAGTGCAGGAAAAAATTTTAGGGAGGTAAAAGGCATGGCAACACAATATATGATACGGGCTGAAATGGAATATAAAAAATGCTTCACAACGTACATACATAGACCCGGCGCAGCGGATTTGCTGCAATGGATGTGTGCGCAGGGATTTTTTGAAGCCCCGGCAAGTATGAAGCACCACGGCGCAGAACCCGGAGGGCTGGCAAGGCACTCAATCAATGTGTTTGAACGTCTGGCATTTATCGCAGCGGAAGCAATAAAGCCGCCGCAGATATTCAATGTGGAAACGCTGGCGGTATGCGGTCTTCTTCATGACTTGTGCAAGATAGACGCATATAAAGAAGCATTTGAGGGGTCAAACAGAAGATATGTGCTGACAAAGAACTTCCCGGCAGGGCATGGGGAAAAGTCGGTCATTCTGATAATGCGGTTTATGCACTTGACGGATGAAGAAGTGCTGGCTATTCGCTGGCACATGGGGCAGTATGATTTCTACGCAAAAGGCGGCGGCTATGATATGGACAATGCTTTCCATCAATGCAAGCTGGCTGTCATGCTTCACCTTGCAGATATGATGGCAACGCACTTTGACGAAACGGAGAACCGGGGAGGAACGAAAGAAAAGGACTATGAAGCAGAATGGAAAGTTGAACCGGGACCGGGCGGCTGGGCGGTGGGGTGGTTTGTATGCGGGAAGTGCGGGGAGAAATCTGCGGAAGATAAAGAAATCTGTCCGCACTGCAAGGCAAAAATGAAAAAAATAAAATGGGGGTAATGTGATGGGATATTACACCAGACAGCAGAACAGAAGACGGAGTGAAGCCACAGAGCAGGAAGCATTGATTGTGTGGTGCGGATGGCAGCAAGCGAAGCACCCGGAATTGAAGCTGCTTTACCATGTGCCGAACGGCGGCAGCAGGAACACGCTGGAAGCCGCAAATTTGAAGCGGCAGGGCGTGAAAGCGGGAGTGCCGGACTTATGCTTGCCAGTGCCTATGAACGGCTTCCACGGGCTTTATATCGAAATGAAGTACGGCAGGAACAAGACCACGGAAACGCAGGAAGAATGGCTGGAAGAACTGGCGGCGCAGGGGTATTGTGCGGCGGTCTGCTACGGTGCAGAGGAAGCGGAACGGCTGATTTCAAGCTATCTGCGTTTTCCGGGCTATCCAAAGATAAGCAGGGAAGAACCGTGGGAAAAGCCGAAAGTTTACAGAGCAAAGGACGCAGGAGGTGCGGCAAGTGAAGAAAAGTGAAAAAGTGAAGTGCATTGCGATTGCGGCAGCAATCATGGTCATTATTGTATTTTCTGTGAGGATGTTTTCTTTCAATGACACGGAATACACCGTGACCATAACGGGGAAAGAAAGGATAACGGAAAGCGGAAAGGACAGTGACGGCAATTACAAGACTTCTTCAAAATATCTGGTATTTGCTGATGATGAAAACGGAAATTCCGTTGTTTTTGAAAATACAGACTGCCTTTTCCACATGAAATTCAACAGCTCAAACATACAAGGGCAGCTGAAAGAGGGGCATACATACAGAATTACGGTTATCGGTTACAGAAATTCGTTTTTAAGCTGGTATCAGAACATTATCAAGGTTGAAGAAAACAAAAAGCAAAAATGATGATGGGAGGTGCGGCAAATGATACCAAAAGCGGCAATGAGGGCAACCAATAACGCTATGCGGGGATATATCCCGCACAGCGGCATTGTTTCTGCCGGGGCAAAGATTGTGGCAGGACAGCAGAAGCAGGGGAAGAAGCCGGGGACCGGCAGGGAAAAGCAGAAAAGACCGCAGCTGACAGAGATAAACCACAACGGAAAAGCAGTGCTGAAAGGGAAAACAACGGTGGCGGCGGCAGTGAAGAAGCTGCATGACTATGAAGAAACCGGGCTTTTGCCGTATGAGGTGCGAAACCTTATAGAGAGGGCACACAATCTGGAAAAGCGGGTTGAGAAGTTGGAGGGATGGGAAAATGACGGACGTTGACCGCTGTTTGATATGCGGCGAAGCTATCCCGGAGGGTATGCAAGTTTGCAATAACTGCATGGCGCAGTATCACTTTGAAGCAGAAGAAACCGTGGAGATTGCGGAGGAAATGCGGGACATTGCCGGGGTGCTGTCCATCACGGCGAACACGGACGGAAATATTAAAAGGTCAATGGAAAGCATATTGAGGATAGCAGACAGATTGGAGCGGAAAGGAAATGAGGAAAAAAGAAGAACCAACATATTTGCCGAAAGTCGTTTTAGCAAGGCTGAAAACGGCAACCACACTGGATGAAGTGCGGCAGCAGTTAAAGGGGCAAGGCTTCACCAGAAACGAAATGAAAGCAATGGTCCGCAGCATGAACTTCTTTGACGGGCTGGAAGTCTTTCTTTCAAAGTGGAACTGGGACAATTACGCAAGCTGGCATTTATACAACTGGAAGCCGCAGGATGATGAAACAGTCATGAAAGCGATTTACGAAGCGGAACAGCTGCACCCGTATTCCTGCGGAAGATATAAGAATGACTTTGAACAGTTTGAAAAGGACTGGAAAGCTGAAACGTATGACCCCGGCGCAACGCTGGCATTTGAGGAAGCACAAGTGGAGGTGCTGGAAGTTGTGCAGGAGGAAGTGAACAACATTGACCCGCAGGAGGTGCAAAAAGCGGTCATAAGGGCGCAGGACGCAAAGAGGGACCGGCAGCGCAAGCGGCGCATGAGAGCCAGCAAGGGCAGCAGATACCAGAAAAGATATTTTTAGGAGGGCGCAGGATGGGAAAGAAGCATTATAGCGGAAAAGAACTGATTTACCGCCGCCAGATGGAGAAGCAGCGGCAGCAGGGCAGGGAAAACACAATCAGAAAGCGGGTGCAGGATATGAACCAGCTGAAAAAGTCGGTGGAAGCCGCCCGGCAGGATATGCGCCAGAGGGCAAGGGAGGGGAAAGACAATGCTATTTCTGATTGAGGTTATTAAAGGGCTTCTGACGTTTGCGGCGGTATGCGTGGGGCTGGGTATCATGTATCTTGTCTTCATCATTGCCCGTGAAGTAGGATGGGCGGTAAAGCAGGAAAACCGCAGGAAGTACAGAGAGAAGCAGGAGGGAAAGAACAATGCAGATGGCGGCATTTAATGCAGTGTGTCCGTATGAGATAGGGGACAAGATAAACGCAGTAAAGGCAGTGAATGGGCAGTTGTTTTCCGTTGGAGTTTCTACAATCACGGACATTGCTTGCACGCACTATGTAAAAAGTGGGAAAGTCGTATTTACATACGAACTGGACAGCTGCGGGCAGTATGCGCCGCTGGTTGATTTGAGAAGCCCGGAAAAGAAGAAGTAATGCGTGATACTTACGGAAGTATATACAAATTGCACAAAAACAATGCCGATATACTTCCGTAAGATTGTGAAATATTCCGGGTTGCAATTATACTTCCGTAAGTATATAATAAAGACAGTTAAAACAATAAAACTAACGGAGGTACACAAAATGAAATTCACAGAACACGGATACAAAATGCACGATGAAAAGCACCAGAAATTCTACTGCATGACAATGGGGGACTTAAAGATTGATTTAATGCAGAACTTGACAAGGACGGAAAGAACAGGGCTGAAAATAAGGCTGGTTGATGTGAAAGCGGGAGAAGTCGAAGAATACCAGAACATGACAGAATTTCTGATGAAAGACTTCTGCAACGGATGGGAAATTGAATTGCTGGACGTTCACACGGTACACATGAACACTACAAACGAGGACATTGTTGTTGTGTGCTTCCGTGATGATGAAACAGAGTGGGAATAAATGAGAGCCGGAAGCCGCAGAGGGGCAGCAGGGGTGAAAGCCCCTGCGGGGCTGGTTCAATTCCAGCCCGGCGCATTGCTGGGAAAACAAATAAAACCATACCAGATACAAGGAGGACGCAAGCATGAAAGTATTATCTATCATCAACTTAAAAGGGGGAGTGGCAAAGACCATTTCCAGCGTCAACATGGCGCACATTCTGGCGGCGGTGCATGGCTGCAAGGTGCTTCTGATTGACAATGACAAGCAGGGCAACGCCAGCAAGATTATGAACCGCCACAGCTATGATGGCAAGGGGACGGCAGAGGTCATGACGCAGCGGGGCATTGACCCGGCAGAGGTTATCCAGCACACGGACTTTGACGGTCTGGACATTATAACGGCGAACATGAATTTGCTGACCGCCAATCTGGAAGTCATGCTGGACCAGAGCCGCCCGCAGCAGACCCGCTTCAAGAAGTTTCTGGACGGCATACAGTCTGAATATGATTATTGCATTATCGACAATGCGCCGGACATTAACATTTCAACCATCAATGCGCTGGTGGCTTCCAATGATGTGATGGTTCCTATAACCATTGATGATTTTGCTATTGACGGGCTGGCAGAACTGAAAGAACAGATTGACAACACCCGTGAGGACTTGAACCCCGGATTGCGCTTCTGCGGTTGTTTCGTCACACAGTATGACCGAACCAATGAAGCAGACACGCAGGGGGAAGAATTTCTGAAAACGCTGGAATATCCGTTGTTTGAAACGCATATCAGACGGACACCGAAAATGAAGCCCAGCACGTTTGAGAGAAAGCCCATAATCGTATATTCAAGCAGATGTGGGGCGGCTTATGACTATAAAGCGTTGGTGCAGGAATATTTGAGGATGTGACCAATTCGGACACGCAAAGGAGGGAAAACAGATGGCAGCAAGCAATAAGAAATTCAATCTGACAGAGTTATTGAACCAGCGTTCAAAGGAAGCTGCCCCGCAGGGGCAGCAGGGCGCAGCGGAAGCGGAAAAGGACACTGCGGCAACCACGGCAAGTACAACGGCTGATATTTACGATTTGATACCGTCAAAGGACAATTTCTATTCGGTGGAGGATGTGCAGGACTTGAAGCAGTCAATAGAACTGCTGGGGATATTGCAGCCGCTTCTTGTGACGGATGAAGAAGACGGAAAGCGGCGCATTATCGCAGGACACCGCCGCCGCCTTGCAATCATGCAGCTGGTGGATGAGGGAAAAGAGAGTTTCCGCTATGTGCCTATCATGGTGAAGCCGACAAAGAACGCCATTCTGGACCGGCTGGCACTGATAATGACTAACCGCTTCCGGGAGAAGACGGACTGGGAGAAAATGACGGAAAGCATTGAAACGGAAAAGCTGGTGCAGGAATTGAAAGCACAAATGGACATTCCGGGGCGCACCCGTGATTTGCTGGCAGAAATCATTGACGCTTCCCCGGCAACGCTGGGGAGGTACAAGGCAATCTATAACAATCTGACTGCGGAACTGATGGCAGAGTTTAAGGCGGGGAAAATCGGCGTGTCTGTCATTTATGAGATTTCACAGTTTGAAAAGGAATGGCAGCTGCGGACATTAGAAGTCTTCCGGGAAAAAGGGACGCTGGCATTGCCGGACATAAAGGAAATCAAGCGGCAGCAGGAAGCAGCGGCGCAGATACCGGGGCAAATGAGCTTTGACGGGACGGCAGCAGGGCAGCAGGACACGCCAGAAGCCCCGCAGACGGAAAAAACGGCAGAGGGCGGGGGAAATACCGGGGAGGACAAAGAAAGGGCAGCAGGGGGCGCAGGAGAGCCGCAGGAAGACCTTTGCGCAACGCGCGAACACAACGGGGAGTGTGCAGGGAAGAAAACGCACGATAGCGGATGTATGGGGTATGAGCCGCAGGAAGACTTCATGAACCAGCCGGAAGAATACGAAGACCCGCAGCCGGAAAGTATGACTTCCCTTTGTTATAGCTGCACCCAGTACGAAACTTGTCACGAAAAGAAAGCAACCGTCACCAGCTGCAACGCCTATGAGAACCGCACGGAAGCATATAAAACGGATGAACAGCGGTACAATGAGGAACAAGCGAGGATTGACGCTGAAACCAGACGGAAGCTGCGGGAGCGGCAGCAGGAAGAAACCATGCAGCAGGGACCGGCAGAAAAGAAGCATGATGAAATAACGATTTCCCCCAGCAGATACAATGAAATTGCAAGCGGCGCATTGTCTTTCCTGCTTCTGAAAAAAGACGGCTTCAAGGTCGGAGAGGGGCTGACGCTGCCGGAATACGCAGACGGGAAACGAACGGGCAGGACGTTTGAAATCAAGATTTCCTATGTGATGGAAGACCGGACCGGGATTGAAGACGATTATTGCATAATCGGATTTGTTAGGGAGGTGGGGGCATGACAAGGGTATATTGCGATATATGCGGAAAAGAAGTGGTGCGGAAAAAGGAAATATGGAAGCACACACTGACGGCAAGGGAGGGAAACAAGCGTGTTTCCTATGATGAACACATAGAAGAAATATGCGAAAGCTGCGCCACGACAATCCATTGCTGCACTTCCATGATGAAGCAGGGATGGAAGCCGGATTTTCACGAAATGAAAGAAGCGGCAGCAGCCGCAGCGGATGGAGCGGACCAGCCAACATTGATGCCGGGGGCGTAAAAAACAGGAGGAAAACAATGTTTCGATTTTGGAAAAAGAAAAAAGAAGCGGCAGAAGTAATTTCTGCCGCAAGCACAAGCACTTCCATTGAGGAAGAAATGGGGCTGAAAGAATATGTGAGTTTTGACAGCGTGAAAGCGCACCTTGTAGACATTTTAGAGGAAAACAGAAAATTGAAGCAGGAAGCGAAAGAACAGAAAGAGAGTATATATAAGGCGCAGCAGGAGGAAAGGAAACAGAAAGAACTTGCATTGATTGAAGCTGACGAATGGAAGAAGCGGGCGAAAGAGAAAGACGAAGAAATCAGAAAGTTAAAGAAGACAATCAATGAGCAGGACGGGAAAATTGAACGGCTGGAACGGCAGCAGGACGGATTGAAGACGGAAGCGGAAATGGCGAGGGCGGCAGCAGAGAGAACCCGCAGGGAATATGCGGAGAAGCGGGACTGCGCCGAATGGCTGAAAACAAGCCTTGTAAAATACTGCGGATATGAATGGGCAAAGGTGACAAAGACGCAGCTTGTGGACATTCTGAAAAAGATATTGAATGAAAGCGAGGGGGAGAAAGAATGAAAAATTTTATTGAAGACGCAACGAAAGCATACATCATTTCATACAACACAGCAATGGAAATGACACATAATTCTAATATGGCAATGCAGATAGCGTCATGTGTAGTTATGTCCTATATGGCAATCATGAAACCACAGCAAATGCAGATTGACCCAATGGCAGCAGTGATGATGGCGGTGGGGCAGTATATGACGCAGCAGAAGCCGGAGGACGGCGGCGGGGAGGATAAGGACAAAGAGAACGGGGACGGATAGAGGACGCAGCGGCAGCAGGGCAAAAACAGCGCAAAGGAGATTTGAGCATGGACAAAGAAAAGGTCATAAAAATTCTGGAATTTTACAAGGAGATTGACGGCGAGATTTCTTTATATCGCCGTATTTTGCATGATTACGAAAGCCAATATTACAACACGATAGGCGCAATGACAAATGACGGGCAGCCAAAAGGGAAAAACCATATTTCACGCCCGGTGGAAAGCGCAGCAATGAACGTCCCGGACTATGTGCGGCAGGATATGGAGGAATACGAAGCGAAAGTTAGATATTTGCAGAGGGCAAAGAGCCAGATTTTGCAGGAGATTTCACGCTTGAAGCTGAAAGAAAAGACCATTATCTTTGACTATTACATATACGGCATGAAATGGGAACAAGTTGCGGAACGTAACCACTATTCAGACCGCCAGTGCAAGAATATCCGGGACGCAGCAGTGGAAAAGCTGGCTGCAAAATTCCAGAACAACGAATTTTTAAGGGAATTTAGGAAGACCAGCTGAAAATGATTGCCCGCCATTGCACGCAGTCTTTTGATATAATGGAATTGCGGAAATGCGCTTGAAATATGCTGTCCGAAAGCTGAAAATCAAAATTTGAAAGAATGAAAAAAATTTATACTTCCGTAAGTTTCAGAAACTGGGAAGAATGAAAACAAACGAAAAGGAGGTGAAGCAGGATGGGAAGACCGAGAAACCCGCAGCGGGACTTGTCGCTGGAAAGATACGTTGAAAATGATGGGAAAATAAGCACGGCAGAACTTGCGAAGCTGGCGGGTGTGCCGGAAAGCCGTATCAGAAAATGGAAGTCGGAAGACAAGTGGGACGAAGCCTTGAAAAAGAAGCCCAGAAAAAGGGGAGGTCAAAAAGGCAATAAAAATGCGGCAGGAAAAACCCCGGCAAAAAAGGGGAACAAAAATGCGGTCACGCATGGGGCATTTGCACAAGCCGGATTTGAAGACATTCCCCCGGAAAAGGCAGAGGAAATCCGAAACATGAAGACGGCAGAAGCAATGCCGCACATGATGGCTGAATTGCAAGCCCTTTATCTGCGCAAAGCGTACCTTGAAAAATTGCTGGCAGAATACGAAGCCCCGGAAGCAGGGGGGTTTTACACTGACAAAATAGTACACATGATTGTGCCTAAGAGCATGGAGGAAAAGCAAGCGGAGGAAAGCACGGGCATTGCGGCAGGGGCAGCAGAAGACCCAGAAGACATAGAGGGGCAGCAGGGGGAGTGCTTCAAAACAGCTATGAAATCCATCATTAAATCCAGCCCATTTGATAGGGCAATGAAAGTGGAAGCTGAACTGAACAAACTGCATGGGCGTATCATCAAGCAGCTTGACAGTATCAAGGCGCATGAGATGGAGAGCCAAAGATTGCAACTGGAAGAACGAAGACTTGAACTGATGAAACAGAAGTTGACT